AAGAGATTATTACCAAGGTTGGGAAGTCTACGATGGCGAAAATCAAATCAGCGACTCAAATGGTTTTGGTTTTACTTTTAAAGAAGCTAAACAATGGCTTGAAAATTATTTAGACAAGGAGGTAACTCATGAAAATTAATATTGAGATCGAAGACAACATTGTAAAGCCATCTATCTATCCATCACAAATGTTAGATACAGAAACAAAAAAGGTTCTTAGGTCAATGGAAAAAGGACAAAGTTTTACAGTCAAAACAGCAGGTCAGGTTCAACACATACAATTGTATGGAAGAAGCGTTGGTAAAAGATTTTCTTCAAGAAAAATTTACACAGGTGACAGGAAAGATAAAAACTTTCATTTTAGAGTGTGGTTAGAAGGTGATCGTGAACCAAAAACAAGAAAGCCTGACTACGCTAAGAACCAACCTAAGACCTTTGGGTCGTTATCTAAACAAGCATCACAGTCAGATGGTGAGGGCAGTGCGACTGAACGCTCTAAGGTGCCAAATGAAATCTTAACTTTGATAGAGCTTAAAGAAGAGAACAGAATGATTGTCGATGATCTTAACAAGATTAAAAAGATTCTCAGGCAAGAGTTAGGTTACAGCGATTTTAGTCTTGAGAAGACAGATTTTACGGAGGATGAGTCATGAAGATAGATAAAAACATACCTATACCTAAAAGAAATTATGGGTCAGTAATTGCCAAATATCCTTGGGAACAAATGGAAATAGGGGATAGTATTTCTATACCGATTGATGCAGACAATAAGGTTATTAAAAAATCTTATAAAGCAGGGCAACTTTGTCAAAAAACAGTAAGAGCAAAATCATATTTTGCAGGAGTAACGAGAGGGCATCCTGAATACAAATTTTGTCACAGAGTTGTAAAAGAAGATAAAGGATATGCATTACGCATTTGGCGTATTGAGGTTTCTAAAACAAAGGAGAATGAAGCATGAGTGAATACTTTAGAACACTGGATTTATTGTTTAGGTCAAACTACCAAGTCATTAGTGCTGATGCACTCAAACGAATCATGCAATCTCGTATTAAACGATCTATGTTAGAACTTAATACTTACGATGGGCAGATGGACACAGTGGATCATGTTATAGAGATGTGGAGGAACAAGGCTTTGTTTCATACCACTGTCGATGAGGAAGAGAAAAAGATGTTGGTGTGTTTGTGAGCAAGCACCCAATCTTCATTGTAATCTCAACATTTATTGATGGACATAAAACCTTAGAGGGTTTGCACAACTTCTATCGGATCAATAAGAAACCAATAGAGTTATTGCGATCTAGTGATGAGGGTCAGTATCAGGAGTTGATAGATTTATTTGGTGAGCACAAACAAACGCTTACCTAAAATGAGGTCCTGTAAACCAAACAACTAACACATAGCGTTCGCCTTTGGTGATAGGGTTGACTTTGTGTGGCACAAAAGAACTGAAAGCAACTACCTCACCAGTATCAGGTTTGATTGTCTTAGTCTCTTCACCTGTCCTAAAAGATAACTCACCACCCTCGTAATCGTTGTTTAAAAGAATCGAAACACCTATCTTTCTATTAGCAGAGATACCTTCTGCTCCCATATCAATGTGCCAACCATAACCATTGGAAGGTGCTTGATACTTCATGACCTGAGCTTTCTCGATGCCATCAAGTTTATATTTAAAGTGTTCGTTTATCTTGAGTGCAACTGATTGTAAGATTTTATAGAGTTCTTCTTCTTCAGATTCAATGTAGTAGACATCGACATCACGATAGTCTTTGTTAGAAACTTTCTTCTTGGTTTTAAAAACCTTACCTTTCTTAGGTTTGACCTTCTTGGTTATATCTAAAAACTTCTCGACATCAACTTGGGTAAGGGAAAAGCCACCATGTAACCCATGTTTGGGTGTCGACAGATCAGACATTTTTATTTTCTGCCAAACAACCCACTGTTTCCAAGATTACTTTTGCTAATTTTTCCACCACTAGATGCCATTTTGACTGATTTCTTAGGCACAGGCTTGGCAGTCTTAGCGGCTTGTACAAAAGCATCAGAGCTAGGTGCTCCTTTACTTCCTACACTTCGCATCCTTTCGCCTGAACCTTTTTTAATTCTTTCTTTTTTAGCATGTATGTTTGCATACAGACCGGGTTTCTTTGTTTGTTTTGCCATTTGTGACCTCGTTATTGCCATTAGTTATTCCAATAAGTTTTTGCTTTTTTCTTGGATGTATTTTTTAACTCACCATAATGAAACAGCTTTTGACTTGTTTTAGTATGTGACTTACCACTATGCAAAGAGCCATCGCCCATTTTATGCATGCCACCCTTGTGTAGGGTACCATCTTTTTTGTAATGATTTACACCTTTCATAATATTACCATTTTACTTTGTTAGCCCAATAAGCCGCTGACATTACACCTCTTGCGATGTTCTTGCCATGCCTAGCTTTAAAACTTTTCCTTCTTGCCTTCTGTTTAGCTGACTCACCTGCTTTAGGCTTGCCTGCTGTTGTTACACCTTGTTGACCAAAACGAATGGTTTTAATTTTGTCACCTGACTTAGCTACCACCACATGTGATTTCGTTTTATGACTAGGAGTTCGTTTAGGTTTATTAAAACCACTAACTCCTGCTCTAGCTATTCTTGGGTCTTTATCTGCCATCTAAAACTTTAACCTCACTAGGATTTTTTGTCTTGGGTAAATTTTTGCTGTCATAGTATTCTATGTCGTCAAAGAGCATTACATCATTGCCATCTGCATCTTTGATAATTTTAAAGCTATCAGGGTTATCAAGTTTAACAAGAACCTCATTATCAATAGTGGTTGCTTTGCCATTTTTAATTGCTTTAACACCATAACCTTGTGAGTCTACAAAAACATTTTGGATCATGGGATTAAAACCAAGGGTTATGTCAGGATCAAAGATGTCTAATTCATCGTAGATACCACGAACAGAAGCCATTGGGAACTTGGGTTTAGTCCTACTAGCAATAGAATCTCTAGCTGTTTGATTTACTTTAAGCTCAATAGGTACACCATTGGACTTAACTGTAACAGCAGGATCATAAGTTATAGCAGTACCTCCACCGATGTTTGATTCAGAATTACTAACCTTGCCACTCTTTAAAGTTTTTACATCGTGAATCGTTTGAGCTTTGAATTTTTCAAACTCAGGATCATCAAAAGAACTGTTAAGGTTTCTGCGAACATCAACAATCTTGCCTTCTTCTATCTTGTTAGGAGCAAGCATTTTTTTCGTAGCTTCTTGAGTTCCTGCTGTAGCTTTGCCTTGTTTCATTAAGTCTTGAGCTTTTTGTACTTTGTTTAGAGATGCTATGCCTCGACCAACACCACTGACTACCTTTAAACCTGTTCCTGCTGTAGCTCCTAGTACAGGACCTATTACTGGAGTAGCATACAAAACATCACCTAAACCACCTAAAGCCTGCATACTGGCATCAAAGTAATCGCCTTCTTGGATGTTTTCTTTCATTGAGGGCATAGGATCGCCTGAAAAAGCATCTATCAGATCAACCTCACTAGAAGGAAAGCTAGGATAATTACCACTGACATCAGGCACACTAGAGCCGGGTGCTAGGAACGATGCTATGTAGGTAGCTTGGGCAGGAGTAGGTGCGATTGTATCTGCAACCTGTTGGCGTTGATCTTGTTGCAATTGTTTGGTTTGCAAGAAACGATCAAATATGTCTATGTCTTCCAGTGCCATCTAGTTTCTCGTAAATATTCCAATTTAACTTTAACACATCTAACCATTCTGCCAATGGCAAGACTGCAATCTTTTGATTGTCCTTCTCCCAGTCAGGGTTAATTGCATACAGTGGAACGCACACACGAATAGGCACACGATTGAATTTGTAAATGAGCACAGGTATATCACCTTTGGCTGACTCGCATACTTGTCGCCACCAATCTGATTTTATCCAAGTGCCTTCTTTGTAAGACTTGCACTCGACAGCATGGAATGGGATAGGCACATCACATTGACCTGCCTCTTGGTATTGATCGAGGTTTCGTTTGCAAGAGTAGTCCAAACCATTGTCTTGAAAAAATTGATTCAGGATGTTGACTACCTCTCTTTCAAAAGAGGCACCTTTGTTTCTTGAATTGACCATGGTAAAAATTATATCACTGGATCAAAGTCATGTGCAATTTTTTGCACAAAGTAAAATTTACTAGATTGGGTCATGTATACAAAGTTGCACAAATTTACACAATGTGTTATAATACATTTGGGTCAAGGTTTTATAAGAATATGGAATCGCCCAATTTTCATAAGGGAAAGCAAATGAAAATTAAGAAATGTAAAGAATGTAATGACGAAATTAACTTTGGCAAACACACTGGCGAAAGAAGATTTTGGGGAAGCGAATGGGAAATGTATGAATGTAATGGAATTACATTTAGACCTGACCATAACTGGTCTGCCATTGAGTATACTTGTGGCAAGTGCAATACCAATACCGATAAAGGTCTTGGTGTTGGGGAGTCAATAAGATAATGGAGGCACAAGAAAAAAAGGAGATGGCAAACAAGGTAACCTTTACAACTGTAAAAAGGTTTATAGATTACTGCGATTGTTGTCAGGCATTGGGTCAGCAACAGATGGGTAAATATAAAACCCATCGAAGCATACCTCTCGATACTTGGTTGTGTGAACACACGATTGATGGTCATGATAAGAAAGGCGAGGTAATCATTTGTTCTGATTGCATGTTGGATGCTCAGAAGGAAGGGATCAATATTATTCACAAGGGTGAAAAGTTAAATCCTGAAAATTCTGAGATGCAATATTTCAGGAAGGTGAAAGAAGAGTCTGACTCTTAGGTAATAACCATTCCAAAAGACCCTCTGCAATGGAGGGTTTTTTTTGTGCAAAATTTTACACAAATTTTTTTGCAAAATTTTTTTTGATATTTTTTTTCGTTGAGTTTTTTTGGTGATTCAGTGTACCTAACTTAGCTATAACTATAAGCCCACGAGCCGATCTGCATTTGGGGGTGTAGGGGTCCATCGTTTTATTGATCCTAGGTAAACGCCCATTCCAATAGGGTTCCTTTGGATCGCTTGGCTCAGGCTGTGACACCTATGCACACAGATGTGCAAATCATTACACAAAGGAATACATAAGAATACAGGCGTAAGTCTTTGATCTGTGGTGCTTTTTTGGTCAGGTCAGATTTTTTCAGAGATTTAGAAAAGAAACAAAGAGGTCGCTAATACTTAGTTAGGATGCTATAAGTCCTTGGGCGAGTAAGTATCGCTGTCGCCACCTAAGAGCTTGGCTATGCGTTCCTTGATATCCTCCCTAGACATGGAGTCAAGGTTAGCATTAATGTTCAAGGATTGAGTCTTATGAACCGACAGACCTGCCAGTTGATTTAGCTCCTTGATAGCAGACACAGCGGCATTGAGTTGACCTGACTCAAACGCTTCTTCAGTGATCTTCCACAACATCGTGCCAGTCTTTTGTGGTGTGATCGCATACTTCTCAGCTAACTCATCTTGTTTGATCCTGATAGCTTTGGTGACATGAGGTTGGTCTTTACCATTGAGCATCTTGTTAGCGGCTACTGCAGGAAACTCATACCCTGCTCGTCTCGCCGCTTCTGTTTGTGAACAAGAACCTTCAGTGTAATGCCAAACAAAAGCGTTCTGCATTTCAGTTAGGTTTAGCTCAGGGTCTTTCTCAAATTGCTTTGGAGCTTTGCTAATTGGCTTCTTGTCTTTGTTTGGCTTGCCCATTTAATATATCTTCTTCACCTCGTAGTTAAATTCAACCACGCTACTGAACTCATAAGCCTGACCATTGATACCTGTACCTGATAGATACTTGCTGTTGATCTTCTTAATCTTCTTGAGTGAAACCATGATGTGAGACTTTCCATTGGGAAATTGTTTGTTGTCATCAAGGTAGATAGTAACATCGTATTGTTCTTTGGTGATCTTGTTGAACCACTGAGTTAAGTTACTAACAATGGACATTACTTTATTCCCTTGTAGATTGTTTCATCTTTCTTTCTACGATCTGTAAAGACTTTAACTTGCTTGCCACCAGTCAGTGTGTGAATCCAATTGTCTTCACCAATCGTGTGCATAAGACTTACAGTTTTATTCTTCTGCTTTTCTTCTGCTATTTCCTGTCGCCTATCGTCTACTATTTTATTATTCTCAGTCATTCTATCTACTCCTTGGCTCACGCCATATTTAAAATCTATCAGTGTACAGTGCACAGTGTATAGCTACCTTCACTACCCCTGACATATACCTCGCATAAACGCCCTTTTGTGCTGTTATGTACTATATATATATTATCTCTTATATAGTATATACCTAACACTACCTATAGGCTTTAGCCCTTATTCTATATAGGTTTCTTCACAGGGTGTCATTTGCTTCACTATACCCTGTTTGCCACACTATACCCTTAACCATTATCGTTTTATACATAAAAGTATAAATCATTATAAATCACCACTTCAGTCACTATACCCTTATTTGCCTTCGTTCTTCAAAAAGAATAGTCGCACACAGTACTTCCTAAACAATGCAAGTGATGTGAAAACCACTGTCTGTGTCAGGGCAGTTGCACCCACTGTGAACTCCAAGTTTGTCGTGAAGGTCAGGACAGTAAACGCTATTGGAAAGGATATGATTAGTCCAATCCCTACATCTACGATGGTCTCCTTTGCAACTTTACTGTTAATCATTAATGCAACGCCTCTTCGCCTTCGTCATCTTTAGCATTGGCGAGTGGTGTGGTGACGATCACTTGTGCATCACAGTCAGGACAGTGCAAATTAGTTTCCAACATAAACTGACCATCCTCATCTACGATGTTGTTGTCTCCACCCCATATGAGGTCAGCTTTGCAATTCCAACATTTCATGTTTGTCTCCCTTTCACCATGTAACCCATAAAATTAAAACTCTGCCACACCTTAGAGACAACGCCTATCTTATTGAGCTCAGTCATAAGTTCTTGTTCTGTCTTACAGTACATACTCACTGATAACTTTAAATCTTTATCCAATATCTCTGTGTCAGTAAAACCTTTACGCTTTTCTTGGATGTGCAACTTGTGAATAATTTGCTGTAGTCTTGGGTCATTCAAAAAGACTTTCTCTGAGATCAACAAGATAGCTCCTGCATCTAACATGGGCTTAATGATGTCAAGCACACGCTTTCTTTGATGTTGACCTAAGAACTGCAAGAAAAACATACTCACAAGGACTGAGGGTTGTTGTATGTTAGACAAAATCTCTTCTGCATCACCTAACACAAAGCGAAAACCATCTCTTCTTTGTTCCATATCCACTGTGTCGATTCCTATGTATTCACATGTAGGTATTTGGTTGAGACTTGTTAGGAATCTACCTGTAGAACATCCTAAGTCCACCACAGCACTCTCAGGTTGTGCATATTCATGTGCAATATTGCGAAAGATGTTGTCTAGGGTCAGAAAGTTTGGTATCGACAGTTCTATGTGTTTCTCAAAGTCTGTGATGTCATTAAAATTAAATCGTTTGTCTTCCATTACATTTCTCCATTGTGAACTTGTTTGATTCGTGATCCCAACCACTCCATGACATTAACTGACATAGCTCGACCACATGCTTCGTAGCGTTTTGATACAGGACAGTCTTCTTTAGGTTTACCTCTGTATGGAATCTGTGTGTAGTTGTCAGGGAGTCCTTGTAAGCGTTCACACTCAACAGGAGTGAGTCGTCTGATGGTATCGTTTCTTTTAATCGACTCATGAAACACTATAGGTTGTCTGTTACCACCAGTCATGGCTGTCAGTGTAGGAGATACTTCTTCTTTATATATCCTTGGTGCTTTATCAGGGGTGCTTGTTTCTATCACTGTGTATCTATCGTGGGCTGTGAGTGACCAAGACACACCCTCATCATTCCA